ACGACCGGCACCCGCGTGCAGTGCCACGAGCTGCACAAGCGCACTCCCAAGCTCTTCGACAGCACTGTCCAGACCGGAACGGCCACGCTCGTCGCCGACTACATCAACATTTCCTGGCTCGGCGGGAACTGCGCAGGCGATGCCCGTGTCGGCTGGGTCATCGACTCTTCCGATTACCCCCGCGTGATTACAGGCAAGGAGGTCCACTTCAAGGTCAACGGCAATTCCGCCCTGCAGCTGGACAACTGCGTGGTCACCTCAAACAAGAGGATTACGGGCCACATCACGATAAGCAACAGCATCCTCAAGACCGAATGGTTCGCCGACAACTACGACTGGGCAGACCTCGCCTCTTACGGGAACGACATCAGGCTGGAGAACTGCAAGGACGCGGACACCTACGTGCTGCTGAAGAACAAGCAGGCCGAGGCCGACTACGGCGACCTCAACGAGGGTACTGTCACTGGGATGACATTGCTTAGCGGTGCCATTGTCGAGAACGCTACCTTCTCCAATGTTACCTTGCAGGGTAACTGCGAGCTGCACAACGTGTCGGGCACTGTCTCGGTGAGCGGCAACGACCTTGTCCTCAACGCCGTGGACTGCTGGCTAACCTTCAGCAATTCATTCGTGTGTCCGACTCTTGCGCTGCGCCGTGGCTCTCTCGGCGGAACCGGAATCCAGGTCCTGACCTCCTTGCATGTTGAGGATGCGGACATCTACGCACCGCTCACCACGCTGGGTGCACTTGCGTACATTTCCGGATGTAACGTCAATGCGACGGTCATTGCGACCAACATAACTCTTAAGGACAACGTAATCTCGTCAACAGTTTCCCAGCGTGACGTCAACGGCGTCGTGAATGTAGACTGTGACGGCAACACGTTCAATGTCGGCGGATACCACAACATCTCCGCAACTACTGCGGACGCTGTCGTAAACGGCCACTGGGTTGGAAACGCCGGACTTGGCTCTACCATGCCCATCTTGCTTGACAGGACGAACTTGAACGATTCCGAGGCTGCACACAACTACGTGTACGAAGGCAACACCGGAAAGTTCCTCGGTAAAAAGGAGGCACACGGAAGCTACCCGTTCCAGAACCCGACACTTGACCTCACCAAGTTCAGTATCGACGAGAGCACGGGCTACATCAGTTTCCAGGGTGCCATGGGTGCAGACGGGCATACCGACATCTCAAAGTACTGCCTTGAATTCCAGATGTTCACGGTCGGCACGTCCGACATCGGCACGCTGTTCTTCAGGTGGGTTCCTAGACCGTACTACGACGGCACTCCTCAGCTTCCTCCAGTAAAGGGTTCTCTCTACTGGGACGGATTCGGCTGTCCGGTCTGCGACATCGAGAGGACTACGCAGGAATGGCAGAGTGAACAGGTCGGCATGCCGTGGGCGAAGGGATTGAGCTACGTCAACAACTACACATGGCGAATTACCCGCGCTGTCAACGTGCTGCACATCAGTACTCTTCAGCCTGACATCGTATTGAACCGTACCCGTGGCCTGCCGGCCAACTACTACATCGGCATGGCCTAGGACAGATGTTCCGCTATGGCATCCCAGTCCGTTATGGCCTTGTCGAGGATGTCGTCCGAGAACTCGGTGCCGTCGGCCAGTAGGTCGGCATGGCCTACCTGCGAGGCGGGCACCATCCTGGCCTGCATCCGGTAGTAGTTCTTGAGCACGTGCTGGAAGCTGTGGAACCCGATGCGGTACAGGTAATTGAACGGCGCGGTCGGCTGGGGGTACCGCTCCCCGTCGAACTTGGTGCGGGCCTTCAGCATGTCCACCAGGGCTTCGCTGGTCAGGTCCTCCTTCACGTCTTCCGGGTAGCCCCGGAATTTCGCGCCGTTCAGCATAATCTTGATGATGTTCGTGACATACAGGCCGAAATAGTTGTACTCCATCCCGGCGAGCTCCGGCATGGCCATCAGCTCACGCAGGTGCTGCAGGTCTATGTCCCTGTCCTGGTCGAATCCGGCCTCGTGCCGGCCCTTGTAGATATCCCTCTTCTTTCTAGGCATAATTCCCCTCCAGACGCAGTTTATAGGGTTCTGTGAGGAAACTATGTCACTTCCCTAATTTCATACCGAAGGGGGCGCAAATGGCTCTAGGATATCTGATTTCACCGGCTCTACAGATTGAGGACCTTAACGGCAATCCGCTAGTCGGCGGCCACCTGACCGTCTACAGGCACAACCAGACTGTTCCTTTTATCACGTACAAGGACTTTACCGGCGACGTGAACCCGGCAGAAATCACGCTGGACGCACGTGGCATGGCCGTTGTGCTCGCCCCAGACGGGTTCACTTACGACATCTACTGCACCAACAGGGACCGCGTCCCGGAATGGTCCCGCCTGAACGTGACGGTTTCAGGCATCAGCGCAGGTAGCCTCTACGACTTCACGTCGGAGGACGGCTCGGTCGACATCACGCTCGACGCGTCCAGCCCGGACGAGGCCACCAGCGTGGACCTGTCCGTCGACCGCGTGGTGGGCGCGGAGGCCGAGGCCAGGGCCGTGGCCGACGAGGCGCTGGCAGGGGCCATCGCCGCCAAGCAGGACAGGCTAACGTCCGGTTCAAATATCGACATTACGGACAACGTGGTATCGGTCACCGGGCTCGCCGCCGTCGCTACCAGCGGCGCCTATTCGGACCTGACGGGTACCCCGACGATTCCGACCAAGACCAGCGACCTCACGAACGATTCCGGGTTCATCACCGGGGTCAGCTGGGGCGAGGTCACGGACAAGCCGAACTTCGCGACTGTCGCGACCACTGGCGCCTATTCCGACTTGACAGGAAAGCCGACCATCCCGAGCGCAACCTCGCAGCTCACGAACGACTCCGGTTACATCACGCTTGCCGACGTGCCGTCCCCGCCGACCGTCAACAACGGCACGCTCACCATACAGAAGAACGGCACGAACGTGGCCACCTTCTCGGCTAACCAGGACGGGAACGCGACGGCGAACATTTCCGTGCCGACCAAGACGAGCGACATCACGAACGATTCCGGGTTCATCACGGGCGTGGCATGGGGCGACGTAACGGGGAAACCCTCCTTCGCCACGGTCGCCACGAGCGGCGCCTATTCCGACTTGAGCGGGAAACCGACCATCCCGACAGTGAACGACGGCACCCTTACCATACAGCGTAACGGCACGCAGGTCGCCACGTTCAGCGCGAACCAGTCCGGTTCCGCCACGGCGAACATTTCCGTGCCCACCGACACCAGCGACCTCACGAACGGCGCCGGGTTCATCACGGCCTCGCAGATACCGAGCACGGACGACCTCGTGCTCGTGAGCACCACATCGAATACCCCGTACTACGACGTGTCGGCGGCCTTCGCTGACGGGAAGACCCCAGTTCTCTATTACGGCTACCAGAATTCCCTGCAGTACTACTGGTTCATCAGCAAGACCTCGTCGTCGTACACCTTCGCCGCAGTGAACAAGGGCAACTACGGTAACGTGATTACCGAGTACGTAGTAAACAGCGACAACACGATTACGAGCGGCTCGCAGACCAGCGCCAAGCGCTTCAGCGTGAACGACGAAACGCTTACCCTCGACAACGGCGAACTCAAGTGGAGGTACCCGTACAGCACGTACTTCGGCTCGGCCGCCAGCCGTGGCGGCTCCGTGAACTGGACGAACGACATGACGTCCTCCCACTTCAACCGGAAACTCGTGGACATGCCGCTCCCTGCCGCAGGAATCTACCTGGTCATGTACAACGGAATCGGGCGCTTCGTGGACACCGGTTCCAGCGCGGGCTCGCCCGGCATGCTGTTCCGCGTCTGTATCGGCGACAAGACGCAGACGTTCTCGTTGTTCGCGGGCCACTGGGAATTCGACGACAGCTCTTCTAACAGCAAATACACGGGGTTCTCCGGGTGTACCATTGTCAACATGCCGCAAAACTACATCGCAGACGCCTCGCTCAACATTTCCAACAACGATTACGCCCCGATGTCGGGAACGACGCAGTACTTCTACTGGTCGGAGCTGCGCGTCGCGTGGTTCAAGCTGCCGCAGTAAGGTGACAGGGAGGATGGATAAACATGACACCTGAACTTTGGGCTGGCCTTATAGGGGCCGTTATACTACTCCTCACGTCGACCGCCGGGCTAATCAAGGTGTGGACGGACCTTGCCAAGACCAAGGCGGACCGCCTTGAGACCAAGGCCATGCGCGACAAGGAGGCTTTGGAAATGCGGGACCGGCTCTTGAAAGCCGAGTTCAACATCACGCAACTGCGCGACAGCCAGGCCCTTACCGCGACAGTTCTGGATGACCTTCGTGATTCAGTGGCCGCATTGACCACGGCCGCCGCCAAATTGGAGCTCACGACCGATAACCTGTCCGAGGCCCTGAAGGAGCTACGCCGGTGAGCTGGACCCTTTTCGCAATAATCGTGGTGGTCGGCCTCGGTTTCGTCTTTTTCGACCCGGGCGACTGGAACGGCCGCCGCTAATTTATCAATAGGAGAACTTTTATGAACAACCAGTGGAATAGCGACGTAATTACGCCCGAAGGCGAAGCGGGCTCTACCCCCATCGCCACCAACGGCGGCCTCGACGTAAACACCTCCGGGGAGCTCGAGGTCAAGGTTGACGGCTCCACGATTGACATCAACTCCAGCGGCGAACTGGAAGCCATCGGCGGCGGGGCCGTATACGAGGCCGGCGAAGGCATCGTCATCGACGGGAGCACCATTTCCGCCGACGAGACAGTCCTCGCCACCAAGGCCGAACTCGGGAGCTACGCCACGACCGAATCCGTGACGACCGGGCTCTCCGCCAAGCAGGATACGATTTCCGACCTCGACGCCATCCGGTCCGGTGCACAGGCAGGCGCAAGCGCAGTGCAGCCCTCCGGGCTCGCACCGTATGCGACCACGGCTTCCGTGAACACGGCACTCCTGGAAAAGCAGGACGTAATTTCCGACCTTTCCGCTATCCGTTCCGGAGCCGAAGCCGGCGCCACTGCACTGCAGCCGGGAGCCCTTGACGACTACGTTACGGACAGCGACCTTTCCACTGCGCTCGCTTCCAAGCAGGATACCATTTCCGACCTCGGCACTATCAGGGCCGGTGCCGCCGCAGGCGCCACCGCCGTGCAGTCCGCAGACCTCGCCCCGTACGCCACGACCTCGGCCGTGGAAACGGCCCTTGCCGGAAAGCAGGACGTAATTTCCGATTTGTCCACAATCCGTTCCGGTGCCGCCGCAGGCGCTACCGCGCTGCAGCCTGGTGCGCTCGACAACTACGTCACCAGCACGCAGCTCAACACGGGCCTTGCTGGCAAGCAGGACGTGATTTCCGACCTTTCTACAATCCGTAGCGGCGCTGCTCTTGGCAGTACAGCCGTACAGCCAGATGCCTTGAATGACTACGCTACTACGTCCGCACTGACCTCTGGCCTTTCTACCAAGCAAGACACCCTGACGGCGGGTGCCAACATCACTATTGAGAACGGCGTGATTTCCGCTACCGACGGCGACACCCGTTACAGCGCGGGCAACGGCATCGACATCGACGCCAACAACGAAATTTCTGTCAAGGTAGACGGGCGCACCATCCTGAATAATATGGATGGTGAAGGTTTAGTCGGGCTGGCGATAGCCGACGGCTCGCTGGCTATACGTGGTGGCGGTGTTGCCGTAACTAATCCGGTTCCTGCATCGACATCGGCTGATGCAAACAAGGTCTTGACAGTAAATGGAAGTGGCAACGCCGCATGGGCCACCCCAGAAACAGTTACTGTCGACCAGACGTATAATGCGTCTTCCACCAACGCACAGTCAGGTACCGCAGTCGCAGGAGCTATCGCGACCAAGCAAGACATCATTTCGGACTTGGCAACTATCCGTTCCGGCGCAAGTGCTGGTGCCACTGCCGTGCAGCCGGGTGACCTTGCTACAGTCGCCACCACGGGTTCTTACAACGACCTGTCCGACAAGCCGACGATTCCTCCCGGCGTAGTGGTGGACCAGACCTACGACGGAACGTCCGCAAACGCACAGTCCGGTACTGCAGTCGCCGGGGCAATATCTACCAAGCAGGACACCTTAACCGCAGGCAGAGGAATCACTATATCGAACAACGTAATTTCCTCGAACGATAGTGTATTCTATGCCGAACGTGATGTAACTACTTTTAGCGAAATATCCGCAGCTGTAAACGCCGGCAAGACAGTGTATGCGATGAATACGGGTGATGACCCGGCATCTATTGCTTACTTATTCTGGCTCGAATCCATCATACGCAACGGGTCAAACGGTACGGCGGTCTTCATGCGTATGAGAGCCGACAACACGTCGTACTACAACGGGTACGATGCTATTCGTTGTGTACACAACGAGAATCTATCCCCCGCCGACCAGTGGATAGAGGACGTCAACATAAGCAGCGGATTGCCCATACCTGACGGTGAGAACAAGACACTAGTTACTGATTCTTACGGTGCAGCTGTATGGACAAATACCCCGGACTTGTCTGTCTATGCAACAACTTCCGCGATGAACACGGCCCTTGCCGGAAAGCAAGACGTTATTTCCGACCTGTCCACCATCCGTTCCGGCGCAAGCGCAGGGGCGACGGCTGTACAGCCGGGTGACCTTGCTACAGTAGCTACTACCGGTGCATACTCCGACTTGAGCGGAACTCCCGACCTGTCCGGTTATGCAACCACATCCGCGATGAACACGGCCCTTGCCGGAAAACAGGACACCATTTCGGACCTCTCAACCATCCGTTCCGGGGCACAGGCCGGTGCTACGGCTGTTCAACCCTCATCGCTCGCAACCGTGGCTACCACGGGCGACTACGACGACTTGAGCAACCGCCCGACGATTCCGACTGTCGACCAGACATACGACGCAAGTTCGACTAATGCCCAGAGCGGAACAGCCGTTGCTAGCGCTATATCAAACAGTATTGACCAGACTTACGATTACGAGTCGCCTCTTGCTCAATCTGGTGTAGCAGTAGCTGGGGCACTATCGACCAAGCAAGACGTTATTTCTGATTTGTCTACAATCCGTGCTGGTGCTGCAGCTGGTGCGACTGCTGTCCAGCCTGGTTCTTTGGCCACAGTAGCAACGTCTGGCAGCTATAATGACTTGAGCAACACGCCAAGCATCCCAGTCATCGGCACGATAACGATTTCTGATGACCCTACACCGAGCGGAGACGACCCAGGCGTTGTTGACGACACTTGTCCGGAATGCGGGGGTACTGGCTCTACATATACGTTGACGCCGTGTGCAACTTGCGAAGGCATGGGTACAGTTAACGACGGACAGGACACTTGTCCTGAATGCGGCGGTGCATGCGTTTTTGAAATTACTAATACATGCATGACATGCGGCGGAACCGGACACGTCGGAGAAGGCGGTTACACTCCGCCTGACTCAGGCTCAGGAAACGAAATGTGTCTAAGCTGTGGAGGCACGGGCTACCGTTGGGATGTAGACCAGCAGATGGACGTGATGTGCGATTCATGCGGAGGTTCTGGAATTATCTACACGACACCTGCGGACAGCGGTGATATCCCACCGGATGACCCTACACCGAGCGACATTCCTATCGATGAGGAATAGATTCATTAAGGAGTTTTTATGAGTCAGACATTCGCAAATTCAATCAATAGCAATCCTATCTTTGCAGCACGCTCTACTGCCGATGCGGACGGCAACGTCATCGCCTCGACCTATGCGACGCAGGCGTCAGTGTCCGCAATCCGTCAGGTGCCTGATGTAGGTTCTGGTGCGGACGGAAAGGTGCTGACCGTTCTGGACAACGTAGGTACGGTCGGGTGGGCATATCCGGATTCCGTACAAGAACCCCTGCATACCACGGACAGTATCGTTGTGGGTAATGTTGGCTCCGGCTATCCGAATGTTAGGCTAGAAAAAAACAACATTACCAGCACCTATACGGAATCTGGGTTGGAGATTGGTTCCGGTGAACAGGCGTATTGGAATGGTGAACGGGCCAGCTACGGAAGCACTAACGTATTGGTCTATTCAGGCCTAAACCTGATTCCTAACGTGACTCCGGAATTCAACCTTACGGATGACAACAATTACTTCCAAGGAGTATACCTGTATTTTGTTCAGGGTACGCCAAGCTCCCTTGGAAATGCAGTCGCGAAATCCTATACCGACTATGCCCCTTATTCGGAAACGATAGCCGTGCTGATTGACTTCAGGAATTTAGTTTCCGAGCGCGGTACATTCGACCCGACGCAACCCTTCATGGTTTCCGTAATGGAATCGTGGGTGGATACCACTAGCTTTACCGTATCCGACTACTTGGACAATTCCATACTAAGCAGCAGTGTGCGTGGTAATATCAATCAGGGTAGCAGTTATGTTGTAGAACCAGGCCTCAAGGTCAACGTCCCGCAGGTCAAGACCATGATGAACCTCGCTACCGTGGCCAGCTCCGGTTCTTACAACGACTTGAGCAACAAGCCGTCGATTCCGACAGTTCCGACTGCTGGCAACATGTTGTCTACTACAAACAACGTTTTGAACGTGACGACTACTGCCGGCATTACGGACATCCAGCTGGTTCAGAGCATGCCTCAGAACCCGGTAGCAACCGTACTGTATCTTCTTCCGGAGAACTAAATCATGGGTCTTAAGATTGGAAGCACCTCTATTGGCACTCTTTACCTCGGTGCGACTCGTATTCACGAGGCGTACCTTGGTAACGTTAAGTTGTTCGAAAGCGACTGGATTGACCCGAACCCGCTCGGGCTGCCTGCATACACGATGCGGTTCCAGTTCGGCGATTCCAGCTACGACCCGAACTCCGGCTCGTGGGCAAGCGGGGCCACTTGGACGCAGGTCAGCTCAAGCCCGAACGTGTGGGACTACACGCACGAGTCTAACTATTGGAGCAGAGAATTTGAGAACGATTTTACGTCCTTGAGAAACCAAGTACGCGTGCTTGGGGCAAATTTTTCTGGTGTTGTATATGCAGAGAATTTGTTTAGTGGGTGTGCCGGTCTTGTGGAAATACCCTATTTCGATACATCAAACCTTGAGACCGCAGCGGGCATGTTTGCGGGCACTGGTATTGTGTCCTCACCAACATTCCATCTTGGCAATTGCCTGAATCTATACAAAATGTTTATGGGATGCACATCGTTGGCCAGTGTCGGGATGATAAATGCAGCCAGCACGCTAAATGCGCAATGTCTTTTTGAAGGCTGTAGCTCACTGGTATCCATAGCCCCGCTGGACTTGCGCAGTGCTTCTTCTTTATGGTGCCTCTGCAAAAACTGCTCTTCACTCGTAACGTCACCGGCTATAAGCACCGGTAGTTCGCTGACGAGTATAGACAGTGCTTTTAGCGGTTGTTCTAATTTGACTACATTAAATGTCTTCAACACGCACAATGTATCCTCTGCCTACATGGCATTTGATAGTTGCACATCACTCGTAAATTTCCCTGCATTTGATTTTTATTCATTGACGAACGCATCTAACCTTTTCCAATACTGCAGCTCCCTGGAATCAATAAACGCCAACGTAGATTTTTACAGCGTTATCAACGCTTCCAATATGTTCGCTGGGTGCAGCAGCTTGGAATCGCTCCCGTCTACATTCTCCATGCCTTACGTAACGTCGGCTTACCACATGTTCTCCGGCTGCACGTCGTTGCTGACAATACCTAGCGGTATCGGATTTGGACTTGTTACTGACGCTTCCAATATGTTCGCTGGGTGCAGCAGCTTGACTGGGATTCCGTCAGGCGTGTCGTTCGCCAGCTTGACGAATGGATTTTCAATGTTCTACGAGTGCTCTTCGTTGGGCTCGGTACCTGCAATATCGTCGACAGGTATTTCAAACTGTCAATGGATGTTTAGGGACTGCCGGAACGTGGCATCGGGTGCGCTGGACTTATATACGCATATGTCAACCCAACAGACTCCGCCATCGTCATATTCGGACTGTTTCTATCGCTGCGGCGACCAGACCCAGTCCGGGGCGCAGGACCTCGCGTCCATACCGACGTCTTGGGGCGGAACTATGGCGGTGTAGGAACCACCCACTGGCGACGACGTTGAATTCGACTAACCGGTATAACAATAGGCCCCGGGGAAGTTCCCCCGGCCCTTTCCGTTATGAAATAGTTTAGGGCTATGCCGAAGCAAGCGAAACGATTTCAGTTGGACCCGAACCAGACCGCGCAGGAGAACCTGTGGCGGGCGGCAGAAATCGCGAAGCGGTACATCGTCAAGCACATGAGCTTCCGGGTCCTGCCGGACCAACGCGAGGAATTGTACGAGGCAATCCTGCTGGCCGGAATAGAGAACTTCATTACAAACAAGATAATGAAGCACAGGTACAACCGCAACTACGACTTCTTCAGCAACGTGTACAGCTCCGTGTGGGGTGCGTCCGCGCACGTCATAAATATGTTCCTGCGTAAGGTGGTAACCCCCAGGTCTTTGAGCTCGTCGATTGACCGGGTTACGGAAACCGGGTCGACGCTGCAGAGCATCCTGCCGGACTGCGGTGCGCACAGGCTAGACTACGACGCCTACAAGGACTACGTAAGGAAAGACCCGGAGCGATTCGGCGCGTGGGGCCGGGCGCAGCGTTTCAAGGACGAATACGAGGATTACCGGCTCGAGTGCGAATTCTACGGCATAACGCCCGTGACCCTCGACGATTTCGTAGACAGCCACGACACCAAGCGGGACTACGAGAGTTACTTTATCGACATTGCGTATTCATGCGGCACGTACGGGGAGTATCTACACTATCGGAAGATACGCGAGAGGAGGATGCGGAAGGGAGGGCCGATGCAAGAAGGGCCGCTTCCCGTAGCGCTTCTGCCCGGGCCGCGTCGCCGTCAGAAACGACGCAAGAAGAAAAAGTAGATGTGTTAAACACCACCTGCGGCATTCTCGTGCCTCGTCCGTGCCATGGAATCGAGCTGCTCGACCTTGGCGTCGGCCTCCGCCCTGTATTCTTCCTTGACTGCCCACGAATAGCCAGTGTGGCTCGCCCTGCACGGCACCTGTTCAAGCATGTACGCCGGGAGGCGTACTATCCTGCCGTTGTAGTTCATCTTGATTTTCCTGTCCCCGTCCTTGGTCTCGGGAATTTGAGACCCCCACGGGGGGAAGGCCGGAAAAACTGCGCATCCGCTGTCTGGTACGGGGCCTTCGGCCGGTTCCTCCCCGTTCATGGCGGCTTGCAATCTATCGAGCCTATCACGAACCTCACGCTCTATCGGGCTCAAATCGTCGTCCTCGGAAATGCGCCAGCGGGCACTCTCGAAAACGAGGTCCTGCAGATAAATTAACTCGGTCTTCTGTTCTTCGGTCATAGAGTCTCCTTATTCCTAGGAATCCCAGTCCACTGGCTCGTGGCCGTAGTGCGTGAGAATCTTGTTTACTGCGAACGAAATGTCGTCCTCGACCTCGCCGTGCGTCATGTCGTTGCAATGAAATCCGGCCTCAAAGGCGTGCTTAATCATGTCAATTGCGTCCTGTACTTCGTCGTTCATAGTTTGTCCTTAAAAGAGCGGCCCGCCCCCTCTATGACAAATGCGGCACGGGAAGGGGGCGGGCCTTTATTGAGGAAATTGTCCCGTGCCAAAATCAAAAATGGCGCCAGTGGTTCATAAGGAAGTACGAAACACCACCGGCGCCCAACCGGTAATCCGCCACCGGGCCTCCGACTCCCGGTTCTTCCGCAACCCCTTGCGGTGCATTGCCGTATATGCTATGGCGAAATGTTTTGTCCGTCGCCGCCAAAGGAATTTGCTAGAGCAGGCGGCAGCGACGGACAAAGGTTTAACGCCGGGCGGTTTTGGACTTTGGAACGAAGCTATGAGCATGCTTCCCGCCCGGCGTTAGTTTGTATTAAAAAGGGAGGTCCCCGTCATCGTCTCCTTCAGTGACGAGACCTTCCTGGGCCATGGCCTGCTCGGCAGTCTGGATGTCAGGTGCGGCAGGCTGCGGAGCCGGATTGGTCACGCCCATGAACGCGGCGGCATTCTGGTTCTGAGTAACCTGTGCATTCGCAGGCATCTGCGGAACAGCAGCGCCAGAGGCAACACCACCAGGAAGACCTTGCGGGAAAGTGGCAGCCTTGTTGGTTTCCTCCTTTACCGTAAGACAGTCGGCCAGGAACTGTTCCTTGGCGCCGCGGACGAGGTAGGCCGGGATTGCATCCTGGACCACGGCGGTCTTGGTGCCCTTCTTGGCCTTCAGCACGTTCGCGAGGTTGGCGTATTCCTTGCCGTCCTTGCCGGTGACCGTATTGACCACGGCCTGGACAGGCACGCCCACGAGGTTCTTGAGAGGGAACCCGATAGGATATTTCTCCTTGATTTTTTCGAGCGTGGCGCCCGTGGCGCTGGCAAGGAAAATCATCAAGTTGCTCTTCTCTCCCAGGATGTTCGCCATCGGCTTGGTGCGGAAATAGAACGTCTGGCCGTCCTGTGCGCACTGCAGGATAAACTGCAGCTTCTCCACAGTCTTGGTCTTGTCGTTGTAATCGGCGAAGTCACGGAGTGTGACGCCGCCGATTACGGCCTGGTGCAGGCCGTCTTCGGGTCGTTCGAATTCGGCGGTCTCTGAATAGGAAGCGGTAAATGGTGTTGCTTGTGTCATTGTTCTATCCTTTATTTGTGGCGTCTTCTTCAGCCTCGTTTTCGGCCTTCGCTTGCGCCGGTTTGAAAGTTCCTTTTTCGACCATGTCGATTATCTCGAGCTGGCTCCGGCACATCACCTCTGGAACGATGAAGCCCGGATAATCGGGGTTAAATCGTGGGGGTCTTTGATTCATAGTTTCCTCTTTTGTTATGCCCATCCGTTTACACAAATATAGCAAATTTGCTGGCCTCGTGCGTCACTGTGGACAAAAATTCATTGTGCCCGGTGGACAAACCACTCGACAAGCGAGTCCCATTCCCGGTCCCAGTTCTTGTCTTCAGGCCACGGGTTCCCGAGGCCGAGAAGTTCGTCGCATAGGCCCTTGTGAACGTACTTGGCAAGCAGCTTCTTCACGTCGCTATGTCGCACCCCTACGCCCGTAGGGATTTCGGACAGCTCATACTGCAGTTCCTGCAGGAGCAGCGTCTTGTCGACAGTAACCGTCCTCTTCTTCGCGGCCTCGCGCTTGCGCGCGTAGGAGGCCTCCTCCTGGTCTGCCCAGCGTGCGTACTCTTCCCAGTACTCCTTGCCACCGAACGCCTCTCCCTTGTTCTGGATGTGGATGTACGGGGCACCCGGTTCGCGTATGCAGCTCAGGATTTGCCAGTGGCCACGGTCTGCAAAGGTAGGGTCAGCCCACGGGAAGTGCCAGGTAGTCAGGTTCTTGCGCACGCGTGCGCTCCTCAGCACCGCGCAGGGCAGCGGGTCCTTCAGCGGCATCACCACGCGGAACCTCGGCGAGTCGCCCTTGTAGCCGTGGGAGTGGCTCGTATAGAGGCTCCAGCGGTACCTGGCATACCTTGCCGAGAACTGCTCGATGGTCATGCCGGAGTCGTAGTCCAGCTGCAGTGCGTACAGGCTGTCGATGTTGGTTCCGGTGCACCTCGGAAACCCGGATTCCGGGTCGAGCTCCGGGTTCTCCACGAGCGTGCCGTAGATGGCAAGCGGGGCCCTTCCCTTGTCAGGAATGACCGGAGGGTGCTCGAACATGTCGAGCCACTGCGCGGGCGTCATGGTCCACGGCTGCATGAATTTCGAGTACTGGTATGGTTTCAGGAGAAAGTTCATGCGATGCCATCCCATTCGTCTTCCGGGACCTCCTCGGCCCTGGCGTCGCGGCTCTTGAACTTGAGGCCAACTACGCACTTGATTACGGAATTACCGGCCCTAACCGACTTGCCGAAGCGCACGGCGGGGTATTTCTTCATGGCGTATTCCTTGAATACCTCCATAGTAATAGGGCACTCGCCACGGCGCACGTAGCCGGTATACCCTTCCAGCGCCATCAGGAACTCCTTGTTGAATTCCCTTACGCGCATGCGCGATGCCGGGTCGTACTCGACGCAGCTCTCGAAGAAGTCGGCGACTGAATACGTGTCTGTCGGCGCATGCGACACGAGCTCCTCGTACATGCGGTCGCTTATCTTGATGTCGGCCCCGCCAGGGCACAGCTTCCGGTAGGCCTCGCGGCATTTAGTGAGGAACATCGGGAACTCTTCCTTCAGCTTCTTCTCGAACGTGTTGTCGCCTAGCGGTATGAGCGACCCGTCCGGTCGCCTGACGAGGTTCCCGTTCTCGTCCACCGCGCAGAACTCCTTCATCATCTCGTCGGTCATGCACGGGGTCACCATGATGACGCGGGAAGTCTCGTGCCTCGCGTCCGGGTGAATCTCTAGCGGTATGTTGCCGGAAGCGATTACCTTCATCTGCAGGCGCGACGACCACGAGTTCTTCCCCTTCATCTCGATGTCTGCGTAGTCGTGGCCAGTCATCATGTGCATCTTCTCGCTCATGATTAGCTTGGGGTTCTTGTTGTCGCCTATTGTGACGAGGCGCTTGTTCCATACCTTGGCGAGGCTGAACTGGTTGTTCAGCGAGTCCTTCTGGAGAGAGGCGCACAGGTCGGAGCCGAGGAAGTCGCGGATTACCGCGAGGAGCACGCCCTTGCCGGAATACCCCTGCGGGTCGTATATGTAGAGGAGCTGCCTTCCGGTATTGTCGGCGTCGATGATTGCCCATACGTAGGCCATTATGACCTCGCCCTCGTCTGTACGGTACCTCAGCATGTACCTGTCCCATGTGGGGCACGGCCCGTCGACGCATACGGACGTCAGGTCTATGTACCTGAATGCGGCCACCGTCGGGTCGTTGGTGTAGACACGCGGCATCTCCACCTTCATTTCCGGGCGGGCAGCTACGTCGTAAGAGAACTTTACGAGGAACTCCACTGGGTCGAGCTCCGTGAACTGCTGCATGAGCCTTGCCGCGACAGGGACGAGGTAGCTGGGTGAATCGCTCTCGCCCTCCACGTCCACCCTACGGGTGACCTTCTCGACCATCAGCTTCAGCGACAGGTTCTTCAGCATGCTGTGCGGTATGTGCATGGCGAGGTGCTTGACGAAGTCCTCCTGCGAACTGAACTCTCGGTTCCTCCACCTGTCGACAACCGACTGCATCTTGTCCATGTACCCGGCCGTAAGCTCGTCGTAGAGGCTAGGGTATTTCTTCTCGTCGGTAGCCTTGAGCCCGGAACATATCGTCGCGAGCTGGCTTATGGTGTCGAACCTGTTCGTTGACATGGGCACTACCCTGCACCCGCCGGTTCCGGTGGATACGACGATTACGAGCGAGCCGTCCTCCTCGTTAGAGGCGAACCTTATCCTGGAGAACATGTCGTTGTCCGGCTTTCCCCACGCGCTGAGCTGCCGTATGGCGGGGTGTTGGAACTCCATCTCGCTGTACCTGTTGGCGGCGTTAGCCGGGGCGTCGGCGTCGATGGCCTCGTTGAGGGCCATGCCGGTCCTGCGCCGGAAATCGTCCATGAATTCCTTGGGCTGTACGCCGAGCGTGTTGAATACCATCCCCGCGTCGGCGAGTACCTGCTTGCCGGTGTTCGAGGTCCTGTAGAGCCCCTTCGCAGTCACGGTTATCCCGTTCTTGGCGAGGGCCTCGCGGACGCTGTTGAATAGTGAGTCTTCCATAGGCCCCTTCGTCTACCGGATGCGTCTGGCCTCGAGCTCCACCTCGTACAGGTGCGGCAGGGCTATGTACCTGTAGGTGTTCTCCCATGTCTTCGGGAGGCGTACCCGTTGCGTCTCGAGGTCGATGCAGCTCCTGATGTAGCTGTCGGATGCCTGCATCAGCATGTAGAGGAAGTGGATGTATCCGGCGAGGAACTCCCCGCCGTAGACGTGGCCGTCCTTCTCTCCCCGGTTGTAACGGATGTGCTCTACGTTCTTCGCCCAGTCGTCTATGTCCACCCAGTTACCGGGCCGGCGCATTGTATGGTAGTCCCATGCGTGGCAGGTGAACCAGAATTTCATCAGGCAGCGTGCGACCCTGTCTGCGTTCATGCAGAACATGTCGCGTTCCTTCCCGGGAAGGAGGGGCTTCGGCTCCATGTCGCTTTCATCGAACCCGTACAGGTTGATGTAGCCGTGATATCCAAGTTTCTCGTACAACCTGCCGTACTGCTCTATACGGCCATGGTCGAACCGGTAGAAATCGCTGTCCTCCCATTTACCGAACCTTATCTCGAGTGCGTAATCGTTCAATGTCTTGTTGCCCATCGTAATCTCCAATTAAAAAGGGCCGGCCCCTCCCAACTTGGGGCCGACCCTGTAAGGCGCAGGATGCGCCAAGTACAAAATCTATGCAACCGCTGAATGTTGGGACTCTCAGTCGTGCGTATGTTTATATGTGTTGGGATTTCTTTGGCGTCCGTCTAACGTAGTTTAAGCGGCATCGGTGCCGAGCGGACTGGTAATTTTCAAAGGCCGGTATGTTTCCGGACATTACAAATATAGCAAAAAGGCCCCGGCATGGAAGGGTATGCCGGGTTTCTTTTTCGAGGCTCCATCCTTGCATGTAAACACGACTTTACAGACAAGGTTGACAAAAGAGCCTCTTTTGTAAAATAATATTTAAACAAGGCCGATTTGTAACCGATGTAACCAAATGTAACCGAGGCCCGGTTACATTTCAAATCGAGCTGAGCCCAGTAACGGCGCGGGTTCCAGACGGGTGGGGTAAATTTGTAACCGTGTAACCGCATTTCGGTTACTTCCTCTACTACATATAATAATTATATTTTTTATACCTTATATCTTATCACGCGTGTAAGAACTTTGTAAGAAAAATATAATAATAATAGGGTTATAGGATATAGGAATACGGATACCCGGTTACAGGTTACACCGGTTACGGCCTCGACTAGTCCTCGACAAGCTCCCTGAGCTCCTCGAGGGACCTGGCCTCGAGATAGTACTTCATTGCCACGGCCGCCGAGTGACCCAGCAGCTGGGAACACGCCTTGATGTCCTTGCTCTTAGAATACATGGCCATCGAAACTGAATGTCGCCATTTGTGCAAATTTCCGGTAAGGCCCAGCTTCTTGAGGGCCTTCTGCAGGACATAGTAACGGGTCGCCTGGCAGTCGGATATGGCGTCGAACACGAGCCCGTCAGGCCTCCCCCTCCTGTCCTCCAGCTCGGCCCAGAGCTCGAACGAAATCGGCACGGTGCGTCCCACCCTCGCCTTGGTGGTCTCGCCCCGGAAACGGATGCAGCCGTTGCCGTGCCCGTCGTCGAACACGTCGGCCCAGGTTATCTTGCCCGTTTCCCCTTGCCTTGAGCCTACCTGGCTCATTAAAGTGAAATACTGGCGATATTGAATGGTCTTCTCCGCCGTATCCGATTCAATCTCCAGGAGGATGGTAGCCATCTCGTTGGGTGTCCAGTAGCTCCTGGGCGCCTCGTCCACCTTGACCTTCGGGAGGGCCTCGCACAGCCCGACGCAGCCGTACTCGGTACGTAGGAAATCGCAGAACGACAGGAGCGCCTTGGAATAGAACCGGCGGGTTGCCGGCTTCAGGCCCGCCTTGGACGCCATTATGGCCTTGACCTGTTCCGGGCCGAAATCGGTCACCGGCATGGCCGGGTCGACCATTATACGGAGGGCACGCCCGTACGTAGCTATTGTCGTTTCACGTTTGGCTTCCATACGGCGCTTTTGTTCCCAGCCGTCCAGACAGTCGCGCAGGCTCAGGACGGCCGTGGAGGCCCGTTTCTGTGCAAGCACGGGGGTGCTGTCTACCGTCAGTATTTCGGAAAGCTGGACGTTGCCGGCAAGGTACTCCCCGTAGAGGTACTTCTGCCGGGCGAGCCACCTGTCGGCCTCGGCCTTGTCCTGCGTGTTGAGGGCTACCAGCTTTTCCCTGCCGCCTTGCCGGATGCGGCCGTGCCACTTGCACGACTTGCGCTTGGGGTTCTTGCGCACGATTGAGTAGGATATCTTTTCCATAGGTTACCTATTTTGTGGACAATATTGTGGACATATTTCGTTATAGAATATGCACACAATGTAGAAAATTTCGCGCAAAACCCGCATTTTTACGCGCAAACGTACTAATTTCATATTGGGCGGGCAAACAACAGTTTGCCACGTAACCGCCCGGTAGCTTAACCCTTAACGAGGTGTGGACAAATGCGGGGACAACCGAGGTACACTGAAAAGAAAATTCTGGAAACGCTGTCGCCGGCGGAACTGGACAGCATACACGAACGTGTAGCCCGAAGCGTCGCGCTAATCTGGGACGGGCCGGACCGCAAGTACCAGCCGTTGAGCTCGGGGATATGCGATTTCTGCCAGCATGCAATCCCGTACGAAAAGAGGTTCCGCTGCCTGGTCCTCTCAAACGTGCTTACCGGAACCTGCGAGTGCGCCGACTGTTTCGCCAAGCGCAGGGAGCGCGAGCTCACCGAGGAGCTGATGGACGAGTACATGAAGGCGAAGAAGCCGACCCTCGACATTGCCGACTTCGCACGCCTCTAATTTCAGGCATTTAAAAGGAGTAGGCAACAATGAATAAAGAACGAATAGCGACCAGCAGTTACATCTGCGACCTTGTCATTGCTATCTGCGGAATCATTACCAGCATTATGCAGCTGAGGCAAGTACGCATCAGCTGGCTGGTGCATACCGAACAGAACGAGAGCATGCCCTAATTTCGTCATAGATGGGCCTGTGGCAGAATGGTAACGCACCTCCCCTGCAAGGAGCGACTTTACGGGTTCGAATCCCGTCAGTGTCCACTAGGATGGAGAACAGACTTATGGAAAAACTTATCAAGAAACTCGATGAAATCTTTGAAAGATACGGCGTCGAACAGACCGAAATCGAAGAGGTCGGCGCCCTCATTTCCGAACTCGGCGGGGAGCTGAAGCAGGAAGGCGAAGATTTCGAGGCACCGGAAATGGGAGAATCCGATGGCGAAGAAGACGAATACGACGAATACGAAGACTAGTCCGTCCTTTGACGGTCCTGTCACAGCCGGCACGGTGCCGGAGCCGCCCATGCATGGCGGTGCATTTAGCCAGGTTCAAGAACTGGGTGACATGGCCGCCATGGAGAGGAAGCTGGACCGAATCATCGAGCTGCTGGAAGCGATAGCCGGCAGCACGAAGAACATCCCGTTCCAGGGACTGAACATGCACTGGCTGGAAGGCCGGGGTGAGGGCTAACCCAAGGCGCCAACGCGGGGCGCTCAACAAGTTTCACGGAGGAGAAAATGGGAGAACCGGAGGAGAACATTGTTTCGCCTGATGGCGCAGAGGAACGCGCAGAAGAGCAGCCCAAGAGGGTTATCGGAAGACCGTTCACGAAGGCCAACGCAAGGCAGATGCAGCTGTCCAGCACGGCTGCGAAGAAGCGCAGGAAAGAAACAAGGCTAAAGATGCTGGACGCGCTTACCACGAAGCTCGACCTCGGGCAGGAACTGGTGAACGCATTTCACGAACACGACGCGGACCAGATGGCCCTGATAGAGAAGGCCCTCCGCATAGTCGGCCTGCACTACGACCAGACGGACGAGGCACGTGCACAGCGCCTTGACGTGAACGCCAAGACCGAGAACAAGCACGACGTGGCCGGCAAGATAGAGTTCGTACTACCCGAAAAGAAATAGCGGAGGCTCGGCATGAAGGTCGAGCTGATGCCATTCCAGATGGAAATGATGCAGCGCGACGACGAGAAACTCCTCGTCGCGTGTTGCGGCGTTTCGTCAGGAAAGACGTTCGCCGCCTCGGTCTACATCGCCAAGAACCTGTGCGAGGGCAGGCGCATCATAGCCGGTGCCCAGAACTACACGGCCCTCAACCGCGTCCTCTTCGGTGAGGTCCGCAAGCGACTGAACGAGTGGCACGTACCGTACGAGTACCGCAAGTCCGAAAAGGAAATTCAGGTCGGCGCTAACGGCCTGGCCTGGGGGGCCACGAGCGAGAATGCCAGTGCGATTCTAGGGCTAAGTGACGTGGACATCCTCGTGATTGACGAGGCGAGCTACTGCTGCGAGGAGCTGTACACCTGGGGTTCCGACCGTCTGCGCGGCCAGAACGTGGTGCTGCCCCGCAAGCGCCTGTTCACGTCGCCTGACAGCTTCAACCCGGCCCACGCCTGGTTCGTCGAGCTGTGCAACAAGAACCCACGGGCAATCATCAACGCGTCCGCACTGGACAACAACCACACTTCGGCCGAGTTCAAGGCAGACCTGCTGGAACGCTACCCACCAGGCACGCAGCTCTACGAGCAGCAGGTACTCGGCAGGATTGTCGACAGCCGTTCAGCCAACATCGCAATAGACGACCGCCTGTTCATGAACGACAGGCCGGCCCACCCGCTCAACGCGCCCGTATGGATTGGAGCGGACTTGGCCGGTCAGGGCCGCGACGACTCCGTGTTCATCGTCATCGACGACTACGGGTTCCTCGAGTCCCGCCGGTACCACCACGCGGAGACGCAGGAGCTGGTGTCGGAAATGCTGGAACTGAACCGCAAGTACAACGTGGCCGGTGCCTGCATCGACGTCACGGGCGGCTTCGGCAACGGCCTGTACGACTACACGCACAGGAGCGTGAGGAACATGGAGGGAGTCAACTTCGGCTCGGCCAGTTCCAAGGAATTTTACAACAACGTAAGGACGGAAATGCATTTCGGCCTGCGCGACGCCGTGACATCCACGCAGTTCTACCTGCCCCAGAACGACGACGGGGCGAAGATTCGCGAGGAGTGCCGCTACGTGCTCTACTACATCAACCCGCAGGGCCGTACCGCCTGCTTCCCTAAGGAGGACGTCAAGAAGGCCGTCGGGAGGAGCCCGGACGCCCTTGACTCCCTCCTGCTCGCCAACAGGGCCAGGCAGAACTCGCAGGGCGGCATCGTGGTCGGGTCCCGTTCCGCCAGCGAGGTGGCCTCCCGCGTTCTCGCGGCGATGGGCCACTAATTTCTCCCTAGGAGGCGATGATGGCCACGAACTATCCTGTAAAAGACCCAGCCACTATTGAGCGTATCGTAGATTTTTTGAAGGAGTCCTCAGACTACTACTCCGCATCTGTCAAGGACCGCATCGACGCGGAGGCCATGTACTCCGGTAATTTCTGGAGCGACGAGAGGGTCAAGGAATGGAGGCGCGGCAAGCGCCGGAACGAGCACCTGTCCCAGTGGGGCGTGTTTGACTCGGCCATAGCATCGCCTCTCTCGGCATCCCCGTGGCACGCCCAGCTGGAGGACCAGGCGTCCGGCAAGGACATACAGGACGCCATCAACGCCATAGAGGGCGACAGCGACGCCAAGGACGCGTTCGTCAACTGCTTCACCAAGGCCACCGACATCGGCCAGAATTTCGTGGTCGTGACGACCGTGGCCGACGAATGGACGGGCGAACCCAAGATTGTGCCGGAATGCGTCAAGGACCCGGCGAGCATAGCCCTTGACCCGTGCGTGACCACTGCCAGTGCACGCGACGCCGAGCAGGGCGCGGTCGTGAACTGGATTAGCACAAAGAAGGCAAAGCGCCTGTACGGCGAGGACGTGCTTCCCCTGAACTATCCCCGGGTGCTGCCGAGCCTCTACCATATCGGCGACCAGTGGGTCAAGCGCCCGACCAACTCGATACCCATCGTCACCTATTACGAGAAGAACGACCAGGGCGGCGTGGACATGTACAAGGTGTGCGGCGACATGGTTGTCGAGCACGCGACCCTACCCACGACCTACATCCCCATCTTCCGTTTCGCAGCCTACGCCATTACCAAGAACCGGGTGCCCGACTACATCGGCATCGTGCAAAAGACATACTCGCTCCAACTCGGCCTCAACATCGCGTACAGCACCATGCTGGAACGCGCCAACCGGGCACCCCGCGCAGGCTGGGCCATGCCGGTCGGGAGCATGGACGGGCTCGAGGAGTACTGGTCCCGATGCGCGGAGGACGACTCGCTCGCCGTCCTGTTCAACCCGGTGAACGGACAGGCCCCGATACAGCTCAAGGAAAGTTTTGAGACGGGCGACCTGCAAAACATCATCAACGCCACGCAGCAGCTGATGGCCGCAGTGTTGGGAATACCGCCTACCGGTATCCAGGGCACGGTCGAGGGCGGTGCCGCCGTACAGCGGACCGCCGTTGAAGTGCTGGAGCAGGCCTCAAACCGCGAAGGAAACGTGGCCCAGCTGTACAACCACGCGTACGAGGCCATGCGTGCAATATGGATGTGCGTGATAGAGCTGCTCAACGACGGGCAGCGCGTGAAGTTCTCGCTGCAGGCCGGCCCGGACGTGATTACGACCAACATGAAGCGCAGGCAGGAGCTGCAGGTCATCGCCCAGTTCCTCCCGGAAATGCTCAAGCCGATACTAGCCAAGTACTACGCGGACACGCTCTCGACCGACGACGCCAAGGACCTGAGCGCCGACATCGTCGCAAACATGGACCCGGCAATCAAGCTGGTGGCCGACACCGAGCTCGACGCGTACGCCATCCACGAAATCAAGCAGATGAAGGACGTGGCAGACCAGGCCATGGAACAGCTGGAAGCCGTTACCGAGGAAAACCAGCAGCTCAAGAACCAGATTCAGAGCCTCTTCACCGAACTCGCCAACAAGCGCGAGGAACGCAGCCTGAACTGGAACAAGGCAGTGCTCGACAACCAGGTCGACAACAGGCGCCTCGACATCGAGGAGGCCAAGGCCGGGGCACAGGCTGGTATCGACCAGGAGAAGGTCAACCTGGAATCCCAGAAGGTCGCCATGGAGGCGCAGGACCGCCTCGACGACACCATCGACAAGAACAACCAGATGATTAACGAAATCACAGGGAGTACCCTCTAATGGCAGCGGCACCGAACGACGAACTCTCGATTCTTAGGCTGCTCGTATCGAGCGCCCTCACCGGAGGCCCGTACGGACCCGGCAGTGCCGCCCGTGTCGGAGGACGTGTCTGGGACAAGATGGCGAACCGCAATCCCGATGTCAACCTGGGTGCGGCCGTTGAACTCGCGAACCGGATGCAGAGTGAACCTATCGACTTTGACGCCGGCATCGTATATGTCAAGGACGTCCCGCAGAACAACCAGATGCTCGCCGGGGCATCCCCGGAGGACCTCGAGTCATTCATCAGGCAGACCCCGGAGGAGCACGAGGAAGCGCTCAACAAGTACATGAACGACCCCAAGATTCCCGAGGGCCGGGCAGCCCGCCTTGGCATCAGGAACGAGGAGGGGCTCGCCAAGTGGTGGAACGACCACGACCCGCGCCGGGCAGTGACCCCGTCGTCCTCGTGCGTCAAGCGTGCCCGTATCGGTTCCAACGGCGACATCTACATCACGTTCGCCGACGGTACCAAGGAATACCAGTACGAAGGAAGCCCTGACCCGGTGGAGGCCTCCAAGATTCTGGCCGACCTCGTGGGTCACCCGGGCGAATCCATAGGCCGCCGCGTCAATTCATGGACGGGCGACTGGGGAATGGCCCACACGTACCTTCCGAAGGGCTAGCACTAATTTACCTGTAGAAACACCCGCGAACACGACGCGGCATACAAGTATCGCGGAGAGGAGAGAAAATCATGGATACGAATCAAGCCATGGAATACCTGAACAAGATGCACGCCGAAGCGGACCCGCAACCCGCCGAAACTGCACCGAGCGAAGGCCCCGCTGCCACCGGAGAGCAGCCGGCGGAAACAAGTGCTCCGGCACCGGAAACGGAAGTGGAGACGGCCCGCGAAACCGTCGAGACCGACGTGCCCGAGACTGCGGTTGAAAACAAGCCGCAACCAAGAAAGAAGCCTACGAAGCAGGAGAGCATCAACCATGCTTTCGTCCGTGAGAAGCGGCGCCACAAGGCCGAAATGGAGGCCAAGGACAAGCGCATCGCCGAACTGGAGGAAACCATCAAGAAGTACTCCGTGCTCGAGCAGACTGATTTCGACCCCAACGACGTGAAGTCCTACATAGACCACAGCATCGCGCTGAACGGCGAGAAGACCGAACTGGAACGGCTCAAGTCCGAACGTGACCGGATGGCCACCGAGGAACGCGAGCGTGAAGCCAGCGAACGCCACTACAGGCAGGTCAACGACTGCTTCGGTTCGGACGAAGAGAGGGAACACTACTGGAACCTGCTCCGCAACGGAGGCCAGAAGTTCCGCGAGTTCCTGAACGAGTACGACCCGGACGGAACCATCGACCAGTTTGTCGGCGACTCGGATATCGCCCCGTTGCTGATTAGCACGCTGATGCGCAACCCGGAAACCCTCAAGTCCATCGTGGAGAAGAGGAACCCGATGCGCAAGATGATTGCACTGCAGCAGCTGGAAACGCGCATTTCGCTGAACAGGAAGGTGGCAAGGGCCAAGGCCGACAAGGGGGCACAACAGAATCCACAACCGAAGCCGAAGCTCCCGATTCTGGGCAGCCAGGTTTCAAATCCAGGTGCTTCAAGTGAAAGTACCAAGCGAGACTGGAACCGCTTCCTGGCGGAACATCCTCGCGGGCATTAACAACTTAATAGGAGAACAAAGACATGGCACAGCCCGCCAATACCCACCCGAACATTCCTTCCACGAATGTTATCCAGACAAACTATCAGACCGAACTCGTATCCCTGCGCGCAGCCGAAATGGCTCCGTACTTTACCGTCGGTTCCAAGGCCTATATCCCCGACGCCGAGCTCGTCGGCAAGCGTAACGGCCAGACCTACGGCTTCACCATCAAGGACCACGCAGAGGTCGAGAACTCCCTCGCCGCTTCCGGCAACGCCAAGTCCGACATCAAGGAACGCGAAGTCCATCTTTCCATCGAGCCGTGGCACGTGTTCGTCAAGACCAATGCCGTCGAAGGCAAGACCGACCTCCAGTTCGACGAAGAGGTGGCACAGCCGAACGGCCTCGCCCTGATTTCTTCCGCACTGAAGAAGTCCATCAAGAACGACATCCCGAAGAGTGCAACCGCATTCGTGGGCCGCGTCGGCGAATTCGAACCGCTCTCCATGGCCTCCGGCTACCTCGCATCCGTGACCAGCGAACCGCTCTACGGCTTCGTCGACCCGATGGTGGAAGCTATCGTGACCTCCAAGGGCGCCCAGTTCGTCCCGGTCAACGCTCCGGACATGTACAAGCAGGGGCTGATTGGCCATTTCCACGGCGCGGACTACCGCAGCCAGCGCTTCATCAAGCAGCTCAAGGTTTCCAAGGCTCTCGGTGACGCCCTTGTCGGTGCAAAGTTCGCATCCTTTGCAGACAACGTGCTGACCGTCACCCTCGGCACCGCTGCCGCTGCAGCTACCCGCGTGCAGGCCGGCATGCCGTTCTTCGTTGACGGCATCGTGGCCTGTGACCTCAACGGCGAGGAAACCGCACAGCCGTACGCCTTCGTGGCCAAGGAAGACGTGACAGTCGCCTCCGGCGCTACAACCATCGCCATCCCGGTTGACGAAGTGGACGTCGCTTTCGGCGGCACCCGCGTCGCAGCCATGGACGACGGTTCCGAAGTCGACTGGGCCAACCTCGGCGCTGTCGACGTTGCCTCCCCGGCTGAAGGCGTGTATTTCTGCGGCATTGTCCGTGCCAACGGCACGTTCAATTTCCAGACCCTCAACGACATCGACGTCGCAGCCGCCGATTCCAAGAAGGGCTCCGTGGAAGGCATCACCATCTTCCAGAACCGCCGTATCGACATGGACAAGTTCGTGAACGACACCCGTTTCGACCTGTTCACCCTTTCCGGCACCATCGAGAAGCGTGGCCAGGCACTTGTCCTCGTGAAGGCCAAGTAACCAAGGGAACTCTCCCAAAGACGCAGGAGGGACGCCGTGAGGCGCCCCTCCTTTTTTGTTCCCGCCGCGTGCATGCCCGTCCCCCTAATTTCTTACCGAAGGGAGGCACCATGATTACGGTACGCTCTATAATTTCCGAAGCCCTGTCGAGGAGCAACATCGTGTCCCGCAGGCAGACCCCGCCCGCCGACAAGGTCGAGACGGGTTACCAGCTGTTGCGCGGTATCGCGAAGAAGTATTCCGACGACAACCTTCTCCAGTTCCTTGTATCCGACGTGAGCACGCCGCTGGACAGGCAGGAATTCGTTGTCGGCGACATCGACCCGAAAGCTCCGGAGGAATACATGCCGGTCGACATTGAGGCGGCAGGCGCACACAAGATTAACGAGGTCTACTGGCGCAGCAAGGAACCGACCGAGCTCGGTTCCTACATCGAGCTCAAGTACGCGAGCCCGACCGAGTTCGACGCGTACCCGAACGGCTCCGCAGTGTACACCTGCCAGCCGGTCAACGACAGGCAGCTCCTGCTCAAGGTGAAGCTCCTGCCCGACCCGAGGCTGGAACTCAAAATCAACTACAACAGGAAATGGTCCTTCGACCTCGACTCCACGCTCCGCGTGCCGGAGCAGTACGAGGAGCTCTTCATCGTGGCGCTTACGCACAAGTTCGCCGTGACCTTCCCGAGGCTCTCTACCGAGCAGGTCAACATCCTGAAGGGCGAGCTCACGGACATGGAGAACTCGGTAAAGACCAGTTCCCGTGCAATCAAGTACGTGACCCGCAAGCCGGCCACCCGTACATACTGCAGCGCCGCCGATTTCTACTCGGGCGCGTTCCTGTTCCCGAACGGCTAGGGAGATACACAGATGGCCCAGCGAATCATCCAGAACATCGTCGGGGGTATACACCGCCATGAAATTGAGAAGGTTTCTCGCTCGTTTACTCTCAATATGTACCCGGAAACCGTCAATGCCGACCAGTCCACTACGGACAAGGTGTTGCTCGGCATCAAGGGACAGATGCTCGCGCTGCATGTCGGCGAGGGCCCGTGCCGTGGACTGTTCCGGGCGAGCCGGGGCAACGACGGGCAGCCCGTCCTGTTCGGGTGCTGGGGCAGCTCCGTCTACGTAATCAGGCAGGGCGCCGACGGCCTGACAAAGTTCAAGATTGGGCAGGTCAGCAACGCGGTTTCCGAGCCCGTGCATTTCACGGAAACGGGCGGCGAAGGCAGTGCCCACCCGCACCTCGTCGTGGTCGACGGGGCCTCGGTATTCGCCGTGGACACCACGCTTACCGACTCGTACATGGCCAACGACTGGAGGAGCATCCAGTTGCCCACCCGTGTCGGCGACACTACCCACACGCAAAAGATTAGGCCCACCCACTGCGCATACCTCTACGGATATTTGCTAGTGAACGATGCGGATACGGATGCCTTCTACACATCTGTGCAGTATCCCTTCGAGACCACCGACGACAGCGACAATATCATCTACGACATCTTCTATGCGGACCCTGCCGGGGAGTACGGTGGTTACGGTTTCGTGACATACGCCGAATGGAATCCGGACAACATAACGGCCCTGTGTTCCAACGGGTCGTTCCTCTACACGTTCGGCCCCCGTTCCGTGCAGTGCTTCAGCTACCGAGACGACATCAACAAGCCCTTCGTTAGCCCGGACAACGCGGCCGAATCCATCGGCATACGCGCACCTGCATCGCTCGCCCACTGCGGCCCGTACGTGGGCTGGCTCGGCGCCTCCGATATCGGGCAGAACGGCGTCTACATCATGCAGGGCAACGAAAAGAAGCGCGTGTCCACTATTTCCATCGAGCGGCAGATTTCGAAGATGGAGCACCCGGAGGACGCCGTTGGACAGTTCTGGAGCGAATCCCAGCACGTGTTCTACGCCATTACCTTCCGTACCGACAGGGTGACGCTCGTCTACGACCTGACCGAACAGGAATGGCACGCACGCGAATCGTACGAGATGGGCCTGTGGAGGCCGCAGTACGCCACCTTCGCATACAACCGTGTCTATTTCGGTATGATGGACGGTGACGCGCTGGTGTATCTCGACGACGAAAAGTTTACAGAATGGGACGGCCTGTGCATACTGCGTCTGCGCCGGGGCGGAGCCCTGTACTCGGACAACAGCCCGTTCTACTGCGACGCACTGAACGTCACGCTCAACAACGGGCAGATTACGGACCCGACGCTGGACCCGCAGGTAATGATGCGGTACTCCACCGACGGTAACGACTGGACAGACATGGAGCTCGGCAGCATGGGCGCCATCGGACGGTACGACCACGAGACCACGTGGTGGAACCTCGGCCTGTGCAAGTTCCTCACCATCGAGATTTCCTGCAGCGACCCGGTCGATTTCGCCATCGTGTCGGCGAAAATCAACGCGAGCCCGTGCAACATATTCTAGGGGCGTGAATGATTAAGCTGGTAGACATTTCACACCTTTCCACGCCCGACTACGTCGCGCAGGCCCTCGAGGGCTCCTATGGCCTCGACGGTCGCAAGAACATCTATTTCACGGGCGTGAAGGGGCTCGTGTTCGTCAACGCCGTTGGCCCGCTCTCTATAGACGAGAAGCTGCCACAGAACGCGTTCGACTGGCACCTGATAGTTTGTTCCGACACCGGAGTGAGGACCGTGCCGGTGCGTAATTCACAACTGACATTTACACTTGCCGAGGGCGAAACCGCGCAGGGCTCGTTCCGAATAAGGGCATAATTTAGATATAGGAGGCTGACGCATGTCAAGCTATGGAAGCGGAATAGTACAGGGAGCCGGCACCGGCGCGTTGGCCGGAGGCATGGCCGCCGGCCCGTACGGGGCAATCATCGGCGGTTCGCTCGGTGCACTCGCCGGCATCTTCGGTGCATACGAACAGGAACAGGACGCGGAACGCAAGCGCGCCCTGCTCAACAAGGCCATGCGCGAGTTCAACCTCACGCAGGACGAGGTGGACGGGCTGCTGGACGAATACTACGCCAACCCGGACAATTTCCTCGGCACGAAGGAGGACGTGGACGCGTACCGCTCCGCCGTCGGCGCATACAGCCCGGAAAACTACGTGTACGATTTCGACGAGTTCAGCTACGACAAGGACGTGGACGATTTCGTCAACCCGTATTATGACAAGATTATCGGCGACACCGAGAAGCGCATTTCCCATAGCGCGGCAGGTGCAGGCGTCGGGCGCGGCACCGGTGCCGCGAACGCCATCGCGCAGGGCGTGGCCGAGAAGGAAGACCAGCTCTACAACACGGCCCTCAACGCCTACAACCAGGACCGCACCCGTTCCTACTCGGAATGGTCCGGGAACATCACTGCGATGCAGAACAAGCTGAACCAGCTCAAGGCAGCCACGGACAGCTCCATCGCGCTCAAGGGCAACCTAGCCAACGACTACACGCAGCAAAGGCAGAACCAGTTCCAGGACGAAATCGCGGCGAAGCAGAACCGCACGAACGGAAACCTGCAGCTCGCCAGCATGGGCCTGATGATTTAAGGAGGACAGGATGGCAATCTATACAGCACCAACCATGTCATTCATCAACACGTACATGGACGCGGCCAGGTACCGCGACGAGAATACCCGCAACGCCAAGAAGGAATACATCGAGGGCATGGGCAACCTCGTCAAGGGCGGCGGCGAGGCATACAAGTGGCAGAAGCGCAAGGACATCCTCGACAGGCAATCGCAACTGGACGAGGAGGAGAAGCGCATCCGCGAGGAACTCGAGCTGCTACGCAGCGGCAAGGACTTCGCCGGCTCGCGCCGCAACTTCGACGCCATCATGGCCGGACTCGACTGGAACATGATGCCCAAGACTTACAAGCAGGACGGAGGAGGTCTTCTCTAATGGTTATGAACGACTACATGTACTACGACTTTGACCCCTCGAAGGCCACTCCCGAGGAAATCGAGCAGATGCAGTTCTTCATCGACACCGACAGGGACGGCAAGTGGGGACCCAAGTCGCAGAAGGCTCTCGACAAGTTCAAGCGCGAATATGAACGCAGGAACGCGAGCCGCCTCTATCTGGATAACCTCCTGTCCGCAAACGAGCTGCGCGGAGACATGGACGACGCGGAACGTCTCGGCGGGACCACCCTGCCGAAACCCAGGACCACGTTCAACTACCTGCCGGGCCTGCAGACCACTGGCTCCCAGTACAGTGCGAAGAATGTACTCGGCCTGGACGACTTTTCCGCACCCGACATGCAGCCGGTCGGTAACCCGAACTCGGAGCGCATCGCGCAGCTCGAGGCCCGCCTTGCCGAAATCGCCAAGGAACGCAAGGCCTTCGACACCGAGGAGGAAATGGGCAAGTACAAGTTCCAGTACGAGGGCGACCCGTCCACGTACGTTACTGTCAAGCAGAACAAGAGGAATGCCGAGGAGACCAAGAAAATCCGCGAAGCGAACGACAGGAAATCCGACCGCGAGAACCTGAGGAACTCCTGGAAGGAATCCGGCACGTCCCTGCTGGTTGCCCGTTACGACCTCGCCGACGCGGAAAACGCATACAGGCAGGCCGTGGCTTCAGGCGACCCGGACGGCATCAGCAAGGCAGGTATCGCACGGAGCCGTGCACTGGCCAACTACCAGACCAAGCTCCGCGAGAACGATATCCTGCGTGCAAAGGTGTACGAGAGCTTCGGCATCAAGGACGAACCCGGCGCCGACACCAAGGTAACTGACCCGTACGCCCCGGAGAATGACGAGAACTACAGGTCCGCACAGACCCTGCAGCGCAGCAAGAACGACCTCGACCTGCTCGAGAAAGAGGTGAAGACCGACAACATCGCCATCGACAAGACGCTCAAGAAAGACAAAATTGCCAAATGGACCTCCAGGCTCGACGAGCTGGAAGGCAAGGTGAAGGCATCGACCCTCGACGACAAGAACCGAGGGACGTTCGAGACGCAAATCCAGTCGATACGCGAGGCCATCAGGAACTTCGGCAAGCCGGTCGGAAAGGGCGGGCAGGGCACGAAGGTGACCCAGGATGAGGTCAACCGGATGAACTTCACCGACCTGAAGCGAAAGGGTTATCAATGGCTTGTAGGCATCAAGAATGCCGGTCTTACGCACCCGGACCTTGACAAGGCAATCAACTCTACCAGGGAAAAGAAATAATGGACAAGATACTTGAAGCACTTGAGCTAGTTGCTACCGAGCGCAGCAACCGTTACCGTGACCTCGCGAACCAGATGGTCATGGACCTCGACGGGGCTACCGAAAAGGAGGTCGCTGCATACATCGCTCTCCATGATTCCGACATGCGCAAGGTGCTCGGGGTCACAGACCTTGCCTCCAGGGAAGGCAATCCGGAACTCGCCAACAAGTACTTCGAGCTCCGCAAGCGCGGCATGGCCCAGATTAACCCGGACCCGTATGTTCGTCGTGATGTCGACAACGAGGAAATCAAGAACATCGACTACTACCTCGAAAAGCTCGGCGTGCCCAAGAAGGGTGGCGAGTATACTGACGATATCCGTTCCAAGTACACTAACCCTGAAAACGCCGAGTATGTTGGCAAGTGGAATACCGACGAAATCAACACATACGCGCTTGCCGACGGGCAGGACCCCCGTTTCTGGAAATCCGACATGGAGCGTGCTGCACGTGATTACCAGCAGAACAACCAGGCACGCGGATACGATGCCAACAACCATGTTTCACTTGGTTCATGGCTTCTCGACGCTGCACAGGAACTGGGTGCCCCCAGGGCACGCGAGGCCCGAATCATGGGCAAGGACCTGGAAGCACGCGATGTGCTCGGCGACCTCGCTGAAATCGGGTTGAACTTCGTCCCGGGCGTAGGCATCGTTTCCAAGACTGGCAGGGTCGTGGCAAGGCTTCCCAAGGCATTGCAGTATGGTGCCCGTGGCGTTGCGGGCACTGTCGACTACGGTGCTGTTCCTGTAGGTACACAGCTTTATGACATGGCCGCCTACGGCTCCGATTCTACCGACCCACGCGGCAAGTGGAGCACGGCACGCGTCGGCTCCCAGGCAGGCGGCATTGCAGGTACCAAGTTCCTGTTGAAGGGTGCCGGGCTCGGCCTTGGCACCAAGTTCGCATCCGGTGTCGAAGGCGAGGCCGGTGCGAAGGGCTTACGTGAAAACGTAGGCGGATATATAAAGGATATAGGTTACAAGACTGACGATGCAATTGCCGCAAGGCAGGCAGAGCTCAACTACATGGCTGAGCAGGCCAAGAAGCGTGCTAACGTGTCGTTGCCCGGCCAGCCGGGAATCAGCGGCACGCAGTATAGCCCTGACGACATCATCAATGCCGAGAACTTCCAGATTCTGACCGACGAGGCCAAGCGCCTGAAGAGGACAATGCCTGCCCGGAAGGCCTTCAACGAGGAACAGGCCAAGGCTGAACAATGGTACGAGGGATGGAAGAATTCCGAAAGGGAATTCGGCAAGACCGTGGAGGAAACATACAAAATAGAGCTCGACCAGTACAACCAGGCTCTCGAGGCAATGGCATTGGAACGCGAAGCTAAGAAGAATGCCGGCACGTGGACAGATGCCGACGAGCGGAGGTTCAACGACCTGACCACGTGGCGTGACGAGTCCGTGGCCAGGGTTAAAATGGCCAGGTACATGCAGAAGAGTGACCAGATAGTTACTCCCGGGCCTCTAGTCGGTGATGGCAAGTACGCGACCCAGGAACAGGCAGCCATCGGAAAGCAGTACAGCCCAGACAACTTCAAAACGGCTCTTACTAACTTTTCCGACCTGAACCAGAAAGGTACAACTCCAATCGTGCAGTTGGCCGATGGCAGGTTCGTCAAATTGTCGTCTGTGTCCGATGACGGCACAAAGCTCAATTACGGAGCGCAGTACACCGTACCGATGCCTGAGAATTCCAAGGGGGCGGTGTTCCAGTATGCCGACCCGGATGAAAGCTCCATGCTCACGTCATTTATAGAGCAACCTCAGATTGATGAGTTCAAAGCAAAGATTAAGCCGGTTGCTGAACCGTGGAAAAAGTACGGCTACCAGGGATACGTCGACCGTGACCAGGCCGTGGAGGCTGCAATCAAGACAGACCCGTTGCTCCGCCGCAAGTACGAGGGCAAGTGGAACAGCCAGGCTGCAGAAACAGCCCGTGACTTCGTCGCGAACACAGGGTCCAACATGGCAGCACGCGAAGGCCTCGTGAACAACGTGGTCGGCTACGTGGACCCCGCCAAGCAGAAAATGGACGAGAAGCGTGCAAACGCGCTGTGGAACCGGCAGATGAACGAACTCCGGACTAAGATTATCGACAAGGCCAATTCCCCCAAACAGCGCAGGGAATATTTCGACGGCATCATGGACGTGCTTACTTATGGCCTTGACAGCATCCCGGAAGACAAGTTCCGCCTCAATCCGGAACTGTACCATGCCATTGCCGATTCGCTCGGAGCGAAGGAATGGAAGCACTGGACCGAGGGTGAACCTGCCGCTGCATCTACGCAGCGCATGCTGGAGGACAACTGATGAGAGCATTTGACAATTGGAACTCGTACCTCGACAACGACGGCCACCTCCTTCACGGGAAAATCCGTTTCTGCCGCAAGGGAACTACGGACAACGTAATAATCTACAACCGGGACGGCAACGCCGTGCGTAACCCGGAATTCACGGACATGCTCGGCCGTACCGAGTACCAGGTGTTCCTCGACGGGACCGACGACGTGACCGCGTACTTCTACAAGTACGTAGGGACCGGCGAAATGATGCACGGTCCAGGCGAGGACTACGACCCGGCACGCTGGGCCTACCAGTACTCCTCCGACAACCTCGACCCGGTATCCCGCTTGGATGTCGGCACGGAGAGCGCATGGGGCGTGAACACAATGCAGGAACTTCGCGGCACCGACCCGGAATCCGTGGCCGAGCTGCACGGCGTGAAGATGCTGTGGCTCTACGGCTACTACGAGTGCGGAGACAAGGCCCCGGTCCTGTACGTGTGGGATTCCGGCTCGCTCAAGAACGACGACGGGGGCTCCGTAATCAAGGCCGATTCCGTCCCCGGAGCGGGGCGCTGGGTTCTCGCCAACAGGGAGCTGCACTTCGACGTGCGGCACTTCGGCGTGTTCCCGCAGTACGACAAGTACAGCACCGACTTCAGCTACACCTCGCAGATTTCGCACTGCGCCGTGTTCTGCGACAACAACGGTCTTGACGCATGGTTCCCCGACTACGACGGGAACATGGCCTACTACCTGCTCGACGGAACGAACACGTTCGCCATCAACGGCGACATCTACTGTTCCGACGCCGTTCGCTTCATGTGCAAGACGGGCACGACCGGCACCCGCGTGCAGTGCCACGAGCTGCACAAGCGCACTCCCAAGCTCTTCGACAGCACTGTCCAGACCGGAACGGCCACGCTCGTCGCCGACTACATCAACATTTCCTGGCTCGGCGGGA